GTAGTTAGTATTGAAAGCGTTGTTCAATACGTTAGCCGCTTTAACTTGCTTAGTGTTTGCCATAGATCTAGCTAATGCTTTTGTGTATCTAGTAGCAATTCTATCGTACAAGTTGTCCTCGATTGCTTCTTCAGTAATCGCGAACGCTAAAGCGATAGTTTCGTGAGTGTATCTGCTTGTAAAAGTTTCTTGTGCATTGTCAAATGTCACTGCTGAACCTTCAGGTTTAACAGCTGCATTCGCAAATCCAGATAACATTACTTCTTCTTCAAAAGCTCTGTCTGAATTTTCTGCATCATAGATTTCTACGTGCTGATTCTCGTATCTTTTATACTCTAGGCCGAATAGTGCATTCAACCCAGGCTCTAGTTCTTTAACTAGTTGTTGTCTTGATATTGCCATAGTTTATACTCCTATACTCCTACAGTTTGTTTATACAAGTGCTCATTGATTCTAACTACAAAGTTAACGTTTGCTGAAGTTAAATCATTATTTTCGATATCTTTTGATACACCAACTACCTGCAATTGTGCAGAAGTTGTTACAAAAGAAGCATCGTCTAATTCAACTTTAGATACGCCATTGATAGTTGATCCTGCTGTATATTCAATGTCCGCTAATTCGAACACGTCTGTTGCAGCAGAAGCGCTTGCGTTATTTGATTGTACCTCGAACCTTTCGTGAGGATCGTCGTATACAAATGCTCTGATTTCTTCCCCATTAGCTACATTCGTTTGAGTGTAGTAATTTCGGTAAGTTGGTTTTCCAGTAGTTGGATCTTTAGTTATAAACGTACCCCAGAAAACACCAACTAAGTTAGTGTTTGCTGCAGCAGCTACTTCTACAGTTCCGCCTGCTACTGCTTTAACCGGGTCTCCCTGATAAATTGAACTCGCATAGTTATCTGCGATCAAGTATTCAGTTAAACCTTGGTTGTCAGCATTTTGACCAATCTTACCAATCGGTTTTAAACCAAAAGCTGCGTCTTTATTTGCCATAGTTTTTCTCCTTATTGGTTAATTGTATGATGGTCAGCGAATCGTTAAAAAATTAACTTTTCTTAGAGCCACCAAAAGTTACTCTAGTTTGCCTTTCACTATTGATTGGCATACTAGGATGTTGATCCTTCAAGGGCTCGTTATTTATAGCTTCATCACGATCTTGCGTTCTTTTGTTAAAGTACGCTTCACGTTGTTTTGCGAGCTCTTCCGGTATCCTAGCCAACACTAGGCCACCAACTCCGATCACTCCCTTATACTTGCCGTCTTCAATGCTTGGAAAATCGTGATCTGGATATTCGTCAGCTCTTACGAGCTCCCATCCGGACCTAATTTTTCCCGACATATTCTTGCTGTCATCTTGACCAAGAACTTCGGCTCTTATCCATCTGTGCCTATAGCCATCTGGCGCAGGGGGTGCATCTAAACTTGATGGTGGAGTCCAAACTTTTTTTCGAGTTTCTTTTTCTCTAGTTTGACCCGCACGAGAAGTTTTATCAATTGTCATACTATACCTCCTTCGTGAGTTGCAATTGTCTTGCGTAATCTTCGAGTGGCACACCTAATTTTTTAGCGATTGCTACCTGTGAAGGTGTGAGTCTTACAGTTTTCTTGCGTCCCGTTGTAGCTGGACGTCTAGCTGAAGCAACTGTTTGAGTAGGTTTAACTTCTCTTTCAGTTGTAATTGACTCTACCTTATCAAATTTATGCGGAAATTCAAGTCTTATTCTTTTATCAATTTCAGCATAATATTCGTCAGATTTAGGATCATAGCCTTCCTCTCGGACTAGCTTGTTATGTATATCAAACGCAGTGTAAGTCATCGCAGAATCGTTACCAAACCACGCATTTTTAGTTGCCCAAGCTTCTGCTTTTGGATCAGCATCAACCTGTTCTTCTTGTCTTTGTGGTGTGATATTAACTTCTTTTGGTGTTTCTTTGACTTGCGTCTGTGCGCTTTTTAGCGTCTGCAATCTAGCAGAATCCATCGTTAACGAAGCAATTTGCTGCTGTGCAGCAACTTGTGCGTCTACGTCTCCACTATCGATTGCGTTTTTGAGAGCGATTTTGGCGGAGTCTAAACTTGTTTTAACTCTAGACTCAAACTCATTCATATAGTCTTTGTCTAAGTGTGCAAATCTAGCTTCAGCTTTTTCTTTTTGCGTTTTCATTGATTGCGCAAAAGTAATAGCTTCTTGTCTTTGCCTTTCAGCCTCTCTCATTTTACGAGTCAACTTAGCAATTCTTCTTTTTACAGAATCACTGTATTGTTCTAACTCGTCCTCTTTTTTCTCTGTCTTTTGTTTTTGATCGCCCTGAACATCAGACTGCTCACTAGATTTCTCAGGTGTATCAGCGGACTGATTATCGTCTTGAACGACTTCAAGCTTTTCATCTTCTTTCTCCTTTGTTTGCTCAGAATCTAAATTAATATCAGCACCTTCTTGTTCGCCAACATCAACTAGATCTTCTTTTTTATTTTCATCTGGCATAGTTTCTCCTATGGTTAGTATTGCGTGATGATTGAACTAGGATCTTTTACAGTTCCTAATACTTCATCATCGTTTAGTATTCTCAGCTCTCCACCTTCTATTGGTAATCTTGAACCAGCATATCTAGCAAAGATGACCCAATCTTTTTCTTTACACCAAGGACCTGTTTTAAACTTTTCTTCATCTTGATAAGCTAAAGGTCCTAGTTTTAAAACATATCCAACATTAGTTGTGATACGTCCTCTGTCTAAAGTATCTTGTGATAAAATAAGTCCACCTTTAGTTCTTTCAGGTGGTGTAAATGGTAAAATTAAAATTCTCCAACCACTTGGTTCAGGTAAATCTTCTGATGCTGATTTAATATTATCAGGTCCTAATGGTTCCTTTGTTTTAATGCTTTGATATTTTTCTTCGAGTGCGTTTTTATGTGTTGGTATCTCCTGAGAGATTGATGATTGTTCCGTCATTAGTTTTTTGCTCCTTCGTTTTTAACAGGTTAGAGATTTCCTGCAGGGTATATTCATAAGCCCTGATTTGTCCTAATATATACTGATATTTCTCTAAACTGTCAATGTTACCTGACAGTAATGTATCAGTACCTCTTTGAATACCATCCTTTAACAGTTTTTGTATACCGTAAATAGTTGATATATCATCCATCTCTTCTCTCCACTATTAACAATTCCACTTTCTAAGTGATTTATTAATTCTTGAATTTGGATCTCTTGCAGTTTTTGCAGAAGTTAATCTTTTTTTCATTCCGCTCATACGCGCGCAGAAAGATTTTCTTCTCTTAGCTGCCTTTGATCCTTTTTTTAATTTCGATGGCTTTGTTGTAACAGCCATAGATAATTTAGATCCTGGATTTGCTCTTCTATAAGAAGCAATTCCTTTTCTGTTTAATCCACCAGACTCAGACTTACCTTCTTTTCTTTGCCAAGCGGCTGTTCTTCCGCCTGATGCATATCCTGGTCTTATAGAATAATCAGTTCTCATTATTTACTTTGTGATCTTTTAAATGCTTTTGCTGTTGGTGCACCTTTAGCGCCTTTTTTTCTCATTGGTCTACCTTCAGCTCTTTTTTTGTGAATGTTGTACCAAAGACCTTTTCGCGCCATTTTACCAGATTTAGTTTTATGGTATTTACTAGCCATTGTTTTTCTTCTTACAATTGCATTCGTGCTTACATATGCACGGAATGATTTTAAATATTTTACATATCCAATGTTTAATGAATTTCATTAAGCCATTCCTTTTTTCTTTTTAGCCGCTGCAATAAAATCACCTCTAGTAACTTTATCCTTTGGCGGATACATAGCTGCTAACTTTTTCTTTTTTGATGACATCTTTTTTACTGAGCCACCTTTTTTAAAACCAGGAATCTGGTTGTTATATCTTTTATTTGGCATATTATTTTGCTCCTTTATTCATATTTATCACATCTGTAGCCTTAAGTCCATAAATTGCTGCGACTACTGAAACCCATAATCCAACTATCCACCAAGGCATCTCTTGTAATTTTTGAAAATACAAGTCAATCTTCTCTTGCATTTTTTCATCTTCTGCAAACACAGAATAAGCTAATAAAAACAATGGTGAAGAAATTGTTAAAAGTACAAATTCGTCCTTCCAGTCTGATTTTTGATTTTCTGCAATCTTGCCAGAAAACTCTATTTCACCTCTTTTCATTTTTTCAATATGAAGAAGTTTAGCTTCTGACATTGCAACGTCAGCTGCTTTTTTATTCTTGTATATTTCTAGTCCAGATTTTAAACCTTGACCTAATAAACCCCAAGGAACCATACTAGTACCACTTAGCTGTTCTTTGCTTTTCTTTTAACATTCGTTTTTGTCCACCAACTTTTT